ATGGTGTGGTGGGCAGTGGCTCCTTTATACCCCAGGAGCCGCGTTCAGGATAAGACAAGCGGGTCGCGGTTTTTATACGACAGTTTCGGTGTGGCGTCGGCCAAGATCGAGGCGAACGAGCGGGTGGCGCAGGAACGCTGGCAGGCATTGGATTATCGGTTGGGTCTGATTGATGCTTCGCTGGATCGTTTGGAAAAGCGCATCTGGCTGGGGGTTTATGGGGTTGCGGTGTTTCTGCTGACGCAAGGAGCAGAGGCGCTGATTGCGGCGGCAACGAGGTGAAAGCGATGGTTTATGCGGATTGGGGCGCGCCGGAACGCAAGTTCGTTCGGGCTGAGACGGCGTTGGTGGTAACGGATGGCTGTCAGGTCGAAGGCTATGCGAGTCTGTTCGGCAAGCGCGATCAGGGCGGCGATGTGGTGGAGCCTGGGGCCTATAAAGGCTCACTTGCCCGACTGATCGCCAAGGGCGCACGCGTCAAGATGCTGTGGCAGCACGATCCCGCACAGCCGATCGGCGTGTGGGACGAGGTGCGCGAGGATGGCGTCGGCCTGTGGGTCAAGGGGCGCATCCTGACCGAGGTTGAAAAGGGGCGCGAGGCGGCGGCCTTGCTGGCGGCGGGGGCGATTGACGGGTTGTCGATCGGTTACCGGACCGTTCGGGCGGAACGCGATGGCAAGGGGCAACGCCGCTTGGCAGAGCTGGAGCTGTGGGAGGTGTCTTTGGTGACCTTTCCGATGCTTCAAGAGGCGCGGGTGCAGGCCAAGGGGGACAACCCTGCGGAGGAAACCTGGCGCGATGTGGCGGCGATCTTGAACGACGCCGCCAAGCTGATGGCCGGGCGGTAACCGGCCTTTCACGACCAACCTGAGGAAGATGAGATGACCGAGAGAGACTCTGGGGCCGGGGCAGGTTTGCCCGCAGCCTTGCATCCGGGTGCGGAAGTGAAATCCGCCATGGCTGGATTTTTGAATGCCTTCAAAGGCTTTCAGAACGATGTGAAGACCTCATTGCAACAACAGGAAGAGCGACTGACCATGCTTGATCGCAAGACGATGACTTACGGCCGCCCCGCGCTTTCGGCGCAGACGGATGTGCAAGTGCCGCATGTGAAGGCGTTCGACGCCTATCTGCGGTCGGGTGATGACGATGCGCTGCGTGGTCTGGTGCTGGAAGGCAAGGCGATGTCGACCGCTGTGGCCGGAGATGGAGGTTATCTGGTTGACCCGCAAACGGCGGACCGCATCCGCAGCCTGCTGGTGTCAACCTCGTCGATCCGGGCGATTGCCAACGTGGTGAACGTGGATGCGGTGTCGTTCGATGTGCTGATCGACCGGTCAGAAGTAGGGTCTGGCTGGGCCACTGAGACCGGCACGCAGCTGGAGACGGCTACGCCGACGATCGAGCGTATCTCGATCCGCTTGCACGAGTTGTCGGCAATGCCAAAGGCCAGCCAGCGGTTGCTGGATGACAGCGCCTTTGACGTCGAGGGCTGGCTTGCGGGCAAGATCGCCACGCGGTTCATCCGGGCGGAATCGGCGGCCTTTGTCAGCGGCGACGGGGTGGACAAGCCCAAGGGATTCTTGCTGCCCGCCCAGGTCCCGAACGCGTCCTGGACCTGGGGCAGCCTTGGCTATGTGCCGTCGGGCGCCGCAGCGGATTTCCAGACGAGCAATGCCGTCGATTGCATCGTCAACCTGGTTTATGCCTTGGGGGCAGACTACCGCGCCAATGCGACCTTCGTGATGAACTCGAAAACCGCAGGTGCCGTGCGCAAGATGAAGGACGCCGACGGGCGGTTCATGTGGTCGGACGGTTTGGCGATGGCCGAGCCGTCGCGGCTGATGGGCTATCCGGTGCTGATCTGCGAAGACATGCCTGACATTGCGGCCAACGCCCACGCGATTGCGTTCGGGGATTTCAACTCGGGCTACACGATTGCCGAGCGTCCCGATCTGCGCGTTCTGCGCGACCCGTTCAGCGCCAAGCCGCATGTGCTGTTCTATGCGACCAAGCGGGTCGGTGGAGACATTGCCGACTATGCGGCGATCAAGCTGCTGAAATTCGCGGTGTCCTGACCGGCACTGTGAATGCCCGGCCCTGATGGGCCGGGTTGTGGGCGCGCGCCGGTTTCCCGTGCCGTCTAGCAGCTCCCCCTCCGTCCGAGCGGTGCGGGGCGCGCGTCCAAGGTTAAGGCAGGGTTTGGTATTCTGGCGGCTTAGGGGTTCAGGCGGGGTTGGAGAGCGGACATGATGTTGATCGAACAGACGGTTGTGCCGGGGTCGGCGCTGCCGGTGCAAGGGTTGACGGACCATCTGCGGCTGGGCACCGGGTTTTCCGATGACGGGATGCAGGATGCGCTGATCGAGGGTTATCTGCGGGCCGCGATGGCCGGGGTCGAAGGGCGGATCGGCAAAGTGCTGCTTGCGAGGCGGTTTTTGTGGGTGCTGGAGGAATGGCGCGATCTGGCGGGGCAGGCGCTGCCGGTGGCGCCGGTTTCGGCTGTGGTTTCGGTCAGTTTGGTGAATGTCGCGGGGGTGGCGACGGTGGTGGACCCGGCACGCTATCGGCTGGTGCCGGATACGCATCGGCCCCGATTGGCGACGGTGGGGGTATTGTTGCCCGTTGTGCCGGTGGACGGCCGGGCCGAGGTGATATTCGACGCAGGGTTTGGCCCGGCCTGGACTGCGGTTCCGCCCGATCTGGCGCAGGCAGTGCTGATGCTGGCTGCCGAGTTTTACGAGCGGCGACACGAGGCTGGGGTTGTTGCGGGTTTGCCGTTTGCGGTGCAGGCGCTGACGGAACGCTGGCGCAATGTGCGGGTTCTGGGTGGGGGGTCGGCATGAGCGTGATGCTGAACCGGCCGTTGGTGCTGGAGGACCCGGTCCAAGTGACGGACGGTGCAGGAGGCCTGACGGTTTCTTGGATGCCGTTGGGCACGTTGTGGGGTGAGGTGAAGCCGTCGACCGGGCGCGAGGTTGCCGGTGAAGAGGTGCGGCTTGCGTCGGTCGGGTTTCGGATCACGGTACGGGGGGCGGTTGTGGGATCGCCCCGGCGGCCGCGACCTGAACAGCGTTTTCGCGATGGGTCGCGGATCTTCGTCATACTTGCCGTGACTGAACGCGATTTGTCGGGCGGTTTTTTGACCTGTTACGCGCAAGAGGAGCAACCGGCATGAGCTATGCAGCTGCGGCGGCGCTTCAGGCGGCGGTTTATGGGCGGTTGACGGGGTTTGCGGCTTTGGCCGGGGTGGCGGTGCTGGACGCCGCCCCGCCGGGAATAGCTCCCGAGACGTTCGTGCTTATCGGGCCCGAGGTGATGAACGATCGGTCGGATAAATCGGGTGGCGGGGCGGATCATCTGCTGTCGGTCGCGGTGATCAGCAAGGCCAGCGGCTTTCGCAGCGCCAAGGAGGTCGCGGGGGCGGTATCCGACGCATTGGTGGGGGCCGGGATGACGCTGACCACAGGGCGGCTGATCTATGTAGCCTTCGTGCAGGCGCGTGCGCGTCGTCTGGACGAAGGCGATACGCGACGGATCGACCTGACCTTTCGGGCGCGCGTCGAGATTTGACTTCTTTGACTGCGCTTTCGGGCGGCAGTTTCCCTGACAACATCAGAGAACGGACATGGCTGTGCAAAGCGGCAAGGATTTGCTGATCAAGGTCGACATGATCGGCGACGGATCGTTTGAAACCGTGGCGGGCCTGCGGGCCACGCGGATCAGTTTCAACGCGGAAACCGTCGATGTGACCAACCTGAACAGCACCGGTGGCTGGCGCGAGTTGCTGGCGGGCGCAGGTATCAAATCGGCGTCGATCGCGGGGTCGGGGGTGTTTCGCGATGCCAATACCGACGAGCGGGCGCGGCAGATATTCTTCGACGCGTTGATGCCTCAGTTTCAGGTGATCGTGCCGAATTTCGGGGTGGTCGAGGGGGCGTTCCAGATCACCAGTCTGGAATATGCAGGCAGCCACAACGGTGAGGCGACCTACGAGATGTCGCTGGCCTCGGCGGGTGCGCTGACGTTTACGGCGCTGTGATGGCGAACCCTTGGGCGGGGGAGGTGGCGATCTGGCTCGATGGCCAGCGCCAAGTGGCAAAGCTGACGATGGGCGCACTGGCGGAACTGGAGGCGGCGCTGGAGGTGGGCACGCTGATGGAGTTGATCGAGCGGTTCGAGGGCCAGCGGTTTTCAACCCGTGACGTGCTGGCGTTGATCGTGGCAGGTCTGCGCGGCGGCGGGTGGCAGGGGGCGGCTGCGGATTTGCGCTGCGTCGAAATCGGCGGCGGGCCTGTGGCCGCGGCGCGAGCGGCGGCAGAGCTGCTCGCGCGCGCATTCGCGATGCCGGGGGAGCCGTGAGCCTGGATTGGCCCGGGTTGATGCGGGCCGGGATGCTGGGATTACGGTTGGCGCCGGACGTCTTTTGGCGACTGACCCCGAATGAGTTGAAGATCATGCTGGGGGCGGACCGGATCGCCCCCGCTTTGACGCGCGCCCGGCTGGACGAATTGGCGGCGGCGTTTCCAGACATTACGAAAGGGCGGGACGATGGCGGAGATCGAGGGTCTGACGGAGCAAATCGCAGCGTTGGAGGCGACGCTGGGTGGGGCTGCGAACATGGCGGCGGCGTTTGATGGCGAATTGGCCCGGATGCGCGACAGTCTGGTGTTCACCGGGCGCGAGGTGAATGCGCTGTCGGCGGGCTTTTCCGGCGGGTTGCGTCGGGCGTTCGATGGCGTTGTGTTCGACGGGTTGAAGCTGTCGGACGCGATGAAATCATTGGCGAGTAGTTTGGCGGATACGGTCTATGGGATCGCGATCAAGCCGGTACAGAACGCGGTGGGTGGGTTTCTGGCGCAGGGGTTGAACGGGTTGTTGGGTGGGGTGATGCCGTTTGAGAAGGGCGGCAGTTTCAGTCAAGGCAAGGTGATGCCGTTCGCGATGGGAGGGGTTGTCAGCCAGCCCACGACGTTTCCGATGCGGGGTGGCACGGGGTTGATGGGCGAGGCGGGGCCGGAGGCGATCATGCCGCTGGCGCGCGGTGCAGACGGGCGGTTAGGCGTGCAGGCGTCGCAGGGGCGCAGCGTGACGGTGGTGATGAACATTGCGACGCCGGACGTTTCGGGTTTCAAGCGCAGTCAGACACAGGTTGCGGCACAAGCGATGCGGGCGCTGAGCCGTGGTCAGCGAAACAGGTAAGGGGCGCGCCATGAGCTTTCACGAGATACGGTTTCCGGTGAACCTGAGTTTCGGCTCGCTGGGCGGACCCGAACGGCGCACCGATGTGGTGACGCTGGCCAACGGTTTTGAAGAGCGCAACACGCCGTGGGCCCATTCGCGCAGGCGCTATGACGCGGAATTGGGGTTGCGCAGTCTGGACGATGTGGCGGCCCTGATCGCGTTTTTCGAGGCGCGGCGGGGGCAGTTATATGGGTTCCGGTGGAAGGACTGGTCGGACTACCGATCATGCAAGCCATCGCATTTGGTGTCGCCGTTTGACCAAGAGATCGCGCGGGGCGATGGGGTGACGACGGTGTTTGCGCTGTCGAAAACCTATCGGTCAGGTGTGCAAACCTATCAGCGGCCGATCGTTAAACCGGTTGCGGGGACGGTGCGGGTGGCACTGGCGGGCGATCCCAAGGTTGACACGCTGGAGTGCGGGGTGGACGTGACCACTGGCCTGGTCACATTCTTCAGCCCGCCCGACATTGGCGTGCAGATCACGGCGGGGTTCGAATTCGACGTGCCGGTGCGGTTCGACACCGACCGGCTGCAAACTTCGGTCGGGTCTTTTCAGGCTGGCGAAGTGCCGAATGTGCCGGTGATCGAGGTGCGGATATGACGTCATTACAGAACCATCTGGCAGGCGGTGCCTCGACGGTCAGCCGGGCTTGGTTGGTGCGGCGGCGCGACGGGGTGGTGTATGGGTTCACCGACCATGATGGCGATCTGGCGTTCGACGGGATGGCGTTCAAAGCGAGTTCGGGTGTCACGGCGCGCATGTTGCAACAGACGACTGGGTTATCGGTCGACAATTCAGAGGCGCTGGGCGCGCTGTCTGATGCATCCGTGACCGAGGCTGATTTGCTTTCGGGGCGGTTCGATGGCGCCGAGGTGCGGTCTTGGTTGGTCAACTGGGCAGATGTTGCGCAGCGGGTCGAATTGTTTCGCGGCACCTTTGGCGAGATTACCAGGGTTGCCGGGCAGTTTCGCGCGGAATTGCGCGGGCAGACCGAGGCATTGAACCAGCCGCGGGGCCGGGTCTATCACAAGGGCTGTTCGGCCATTTTGGGCGATGCTGCCTGCGGGTTCGATCTGGGACGGCCAGAGTTTGCGGCCGAGACGGTGATTGGTGAAGCTGCGGGGGCGGTGGTGCGATTTTCGGGTTTGACCAGCTTTGCGGCTGGCTGGTTTCAGCGCGGGCGCCTTGTGGTGCAATCGGGCGCGGCGGCGGGGCTGGTCGGGGTCATCAAGGCCGACAAACAAGACGGGGCGCTGCGTGTTATCGAGCTGTGGGCCGGACTTGGGGTCGATTTGACCTCGGGCGATGTGGTGCGGCTGGAGGCCGGGTGCGACAAGACGGCGGATACCTGCCGGATCAAGTTCGACAACTTCCTGAATTTCCGTGGCTTTCCCCACATTCCGGGCGACGACTGGTTGGCGTCGTATCCAACGTCGATGCAGTCTTTGGATGGCGGGAGCCTTTACAAATGACCGACGGGGCGCCCTTTGTCCTTGCTGCGCGTGGCTGGATCGGAACACCTTATCTGCATCAGGCATCCGTAAAAGGGGCTGGGGCAGATTGTCTTGGTTTACTGCGCGGTGTGTGGCGCGAGACGTTGGGCACGGAGCCCGAACCTTTGCCTGCATACACCCAGGATTGGTCCGAGCCGTCAGGCCGCGAAGACCTGCTGGCTGCGGGGATCCGGTGGCTTCGACCAAAGGCGCTGAACGATCCAGCCGCCGGCGATGTGCTGCTGTTTCGGATGCGCGCGGGATCGGTTGCCAAGCACCTTGGCATTGCCGGAGCGGTGGTCGGACGTCCGACCTTCATCCATGCCTACACCGGGCACGGCGTCGTCGAAACGGCGATTTCAGCCCCGTGGGCGCGCCGGATCGTGGCGCGTTTTGCCTTTCCTACAGGAGAATGA